TTTCCCTACACGACGCTCTTCCGATCTCGCGGCGACGGTGAGGTTGAGCACGACTTGCGCCTTGGTCGCCGGCAGTCGCGGCACACCTGTCAGCGAGCCGTTGTGATCGGCCGCGACGCCCTCGGCGGTCTCGGGGTCGTGCGCAGAGTACAGCTCGCCGCCGAGCTCCCACACTTTCGCGAGCTCGGTCGCGAAAGACATATTCATGTTCGCGAGCACGCCGGTGCTCGAGGTGTTGAGTGTGCCGTCGACGGTCGAGCGCTGCGCTGCTTGCAGGTCGGCGATGATCTCCGCGATCGTCTTGGGCACAAATCCGGTCGGCGTGAGGCCTGCGGTCACAATGCACCTGCGATGTCGGCTGTGGGTTGGGGCGCGAGCGCTGCGGCGGTGGTGAGCAGGATGTCGCGGTACACGGGGACGGCCGTTCCGTCGTCAGCGATGAGCGTGGCTTGCACGGTGAGCGTTCTCGAGGGCGAGTCGAACGCGAGCGCGAGGCGCGACACTCGTTTGACGCCGGCGGTCTCGCTCAACACCTGCTCGTACACGGCGCGGATCACGGTCTCGGGCGGCCGGCGGTCGAAAAACAGCTTGCGGTAGTCGATGCCGACACGCAGGTCGAGCGGCCATTCGCCGAGGAAAAGAGCGACGCGCAGGTTGGCATCTTGCGCAACGGCCTCGGGGCCGGTGATGAGCTTGAGGTCGCCCGCCTCGATGACGAGGTCTCCGTTGAGCGGGTTGAGGGCGAGGTCGGTCATGCTCTCTTACTTTTCGACGTAGACGACGCTCGAGCCGGTTGCGGGGTAGCTGCTCGGCAGCGTTGCAGCCGCGGCGTCGAAGACGCCCTGTGGTGGCGTCGGTGCGCCGGCGACGGGTTGGCAGGCGGCGAGTGCGGAGCTGATCGCAGCCTTGAGCGCGGTCAAGTCGGCGTGAATGTCGCCGACGGCCTCGTCGGCCTTGTCCGCTCGAGCGGCCTTGCTGAGCTTGGTGGTGTCGTTGGTGCCGAGGTAGATGAGGCTCGGAGTGATGTAGATGCGCTTGCCGGCCTCGCCGCCTAGAACCATGTCGCTCGAGCGGTTGCGCACGAGCAGGTTGTTGAGTGGTGCGGGGCCGAGCGGTAAGGCGATGGCGCCGTCGAGCGTGTGCGGGTCGACGTCTTGGCACGAGGTCGTGACTTGGTGCGTCTTGATGGCAGTGGCGAGCCAATGCCGAATCGAACGCTCGGAGAAGATGAGCAGCACGAAGTCACCGACAGCGAGCGGCCATGTGATGGCGAAGCCGCCGCCCTGCGGATAGGCGACGGGCACGCGTTGCAGGATCGGCAGGTCTTCCTCGATGTATGGCGCTGCTGCGTCGGGGTCTGCGTCGGTGGCGAGGGCGTGCCGCAAGCATGGCCGCACGTCGACGAGCTGGCCGAGCTCGGGGGCGTCGGTGTAGACGTGCGTCACCTGTCCAGGCATGGACGTGTGGACGTCGAGCAGGGCGCTGTCGATGGCGGTCTGCAGCACCTCGGCCCATTCGGGGGTTGTCTGCAGCATCCGGGGTTAGGCCTCGAGCTGGTCGTCGTCGGGGTCTGACGCGAGCGAGGTGGCGGCCGGCGGGTCGGCGGTCTCGGGCTCGTCGGTGAGTGCGGCCGTGAGGTCGTCGGCCTCGAGGTCGGCGGCAGGGGCTGCGACGGGCAGGTCGGCGGTGATGTCCTCGGGGGCGACGGGCGTTTCGGCGGTTTCGGGCATTCTTTGGTGTACCGCGCTGCAGCTCGAGGGCACAAGGGCACGAGGGCTCGAGCCGCCGAGGCCTCGAGCGTCTAGCCGCCCTTGACTGCGCTGAGCTCGAGCTCGGCGCCCCAGTCTGTGCCGTCGAACTCGCCCTTATGCGTGGTGGTGTCGATGCGGTAGAGGCCGGACACGTGGCGGCTCTTGAGCTCGACGCGGCGGCCGGGCCACAGGCCGGGGATCATGAGCGCCTTGGCCTTTACGGTCTTGTCCTTGCCCATCTCGGGCGAGTCGACGAGGCCGGTGGCGGGGCTGAGCAGGATCGGGGCGTCGACGCTCGCGGCGTTGAAGCCGAGAAACTGCAGCTGGCCGTCTTGGACGGAGAAGGTGAGGCCGCAGGCTCGAGCGAGCCGCTCGAGCTGCTCGAGGGCGCTGCCGGACGCGGTGTAGCCGGCCGGCGCGGTGCGCATGCCGGTCGACAAGAACGCGGCCGAAGCGGCGACGGCGCCGAGGTTGCCGAGGCCGAGGCCGAGCTCGTTGGCAATCGACTCGAGCATGGCCGGGATGTTGGCGCCGGCGGGGTAGGTCTTTTGAATGCGCTTGGTTTTGCGTGCGGTGCCGCCGTCGTTGCTCGTGATGGTCGTGATCCACTCGGTTCCGTCGCGCGTGCTCCATGCCTCGGCGAGGTCGCCTCGAAAGATCGTCGAGCTGCCGGCGGCATAGCCTGCGTCAAGCGAGACGTACACGTCGCGCTGCCCTTGCAGGGCGCCTCGGCTGTCGGCGTTGAGGTTGTAGACGTCGATCTCGCACGAGTTGGCGACCTTGCTGCTCAGCGAGCGCTTGACGGTAAACCGCACGTTGAGGTCGGTGATAGCGCGGTCGAGGACCTGCAGCCGATAGCGGCGGTCGAACAGGTCGATAAAATCGGTGTAGCCGGCCGGTGTGTCGGGCATGGCTCACCATTGTCCGTCGTCGAGGTAGTAGAGGCGGAAGCGGTCGCCCATGCCCTCGAGCGTCGGCTTGGCGTGTTCCTCGCGCAGGTCGATGAAATAGAGCTCGCCGGGCGGTATCGCTGGGTTGTAGTGAAACCTGTAGAGCAGTGGCCACAGCGTGACGAGGCGCAAGCCACGCAGCAGCTCGTTGCCGGCGCTGTCGGACATGTCGAGGTACCAAGCGGCGCCTCGTTGGCTCCAACGGACGCGGAGGCTGTAAACGCTCGTGCCGAGCTGCACGCGCTGCGTGGTGTCGGGGTAGGGCGTGGTGACGATGCGAGCGGCTGTCATGGTCCGGGCACAGGCGGCGCAAAGAGGTTGCCGAGGGCGCTGCCGGTCGCGTCCTTGGCGCCCTGCGGCACCTCGGTCGGGGTGACGGGCTGCGTGGTCTGTGTGCCTTGGTTGAGCGCCGGCTTGGCGCGGACTTGGGCGGGCTTAGGCGGGCCAGCGAGGCCGGTCTGCGACTTCACGAGGCGGATGACTTCGCAGGTCGCGGCAAAAAACAGGTTGCCGCCTCGCGAGGCATCGCGCTCGATTTGCAGGTCGGTGAGCACGCAGTTTTCGTAGGTGCGAAACGCGGTCACGACTTGGATCGGCTGCCGGGCGATGAAGGTTGCGCGCAGCGCCTCGGCGACCGTCGGCGCTCGAGCGAAGTCGCGAGATAGCCGGCCGGCGATGCCGCCGACGGGGTCTTGCACCCAACCCATAGCGGGGCCGATGGCGTTGAATACGCGGTTAGGCACGACGCCGGCGCCCTTGGGCAGGTTGCGCGTCACGCGCAGCACGTCGCCGATCACAGGTAGGAACGTGAAAAACCCCAACGCAGGCTCGCCCTCGAAAGGAGTGCTCACAGTGCCCACCTGCACGTTGCGCTCGGTGCGCTCGCCGCTCGGGTAGGTTGGGAACACGGGTGCGTCCTCCCACACAGCGCCGCCGGTCTGCGAGTAGGGCTGCTCGAGCGGCGTGTTGGTGACAATGCCCTCGAGCTGCAGCGAGTCGGGCATGACTCGCACGTGGTCGGTGACGTCGGCGCCCTCCTCGACGTTGTGCTTGGTGCAAGTGCCCTGCAGCGAGTGCGACTCGCGGACGCTGCAATCAATCCAGATGCCGCCGATCTCGAGGTGCGTGACTTCGCGCGGCATCAGCCAAACGCCTTTCCGCCGGCCGAGTGCGTGAGCGCCCATTGCAGCTTGCGGCGTTCAATCATGGCCGACTTGGCGGCAGCTTTCGCGGCGTCTGAGGGCGTGGTGCCAGGCGGCACGGTGATCGTCACGCCGCTCATGTTGACGTTTGTCACGTTGCCGCCGACGGCTGCACGAGGGCCGGGCACGGTGACGCTCGACGGGGCGCCGGACATGATAGGCGCTTCTGTCGAGGTCGGCGTCGACATGAGAGCGTCGGCGGACTCGCCCATTTGCCGGGCGTTTTGCTTGGCCTTGCGCGCGGCCTGCTTGGCGTGGATCTTGTCGTAAAGCTCCTTCGTGGCGTCGTCGGTGCGGTCGCCGAACAGTTTCGAGAGGCCTTCCGAGGCCGAGCTCGCGAGGCTGCTGACGATGTCGGCGACCTTGCTCGCGATGATGGCGATGACCTTGCCGACTTTCTCGATGTACGGCCAAGCCGCCTCGAAAGCCTCTTTCAGCACGGTGCCGAGCGCGCGCAGGTTGTTCGCCGTCAGCGCGAGTAGGTGGTTCCAGTCCACCTTAGTGAGCTCGAGCATGAGCGCTGCCCATTGCTCTTTGAGCCATCCCATCGCCTCGCCCATGCTGGCGACGAAACGCTCGGCGGTGCCCTCGCCGAACATGGTGTCGAGGAACTGACCGATCGCAGAGTTGCCGCCGGTAAAGAGCGCGATGAGGTCGTCGACGACGAGGGCGACGGCGGCGAAGCCTGCAGCGGTGAGCGCAGCCGCAGCGATGGCCGGGCCGAACGTGCTGAGCATGATGATGCCGAGCGTGACGAGTGCGCCCTCGATGATGTGGCTGTGCTTGCTGACGCCGTCGAAGACGCTGATCGCTTTGTTGGCCCACGTGACGAGCACGCGGCCGGCGGGCAGTAGCTTCATGCCGATCGCGATGCCGGTGTCCTTGATGTGGTCGGCGAGCGCGCGCGAGGCGTTGGCAAACTGGTCGGCTGTGCGGGTGGCGTCGCCCTGCGCTTTCTTGGTGTTTGCGAGGATGAAGCGATAGCGCAGCTCGGTCTTTTCCGCGACGTTCATCGCAGAGAGCTTTTTCTTGATGCCCTGCGCGTGCGCGTACTCGGCGAGCGTGGCGTCTTGCATGACGATGCCGAAACGCTTGAGGGGCTCGCTCTCGCCGCTGATTCCGCTCTTGAGCGCGGTGAGGGCCTCGTCGTCGCTCGCGTTGAAGAACGAGGCGAGGTCGACAGCCAGGCCGGCGAACTGCTGCGACATCTCCTGCGCTTTGGTCGCGTTGCCGACCATGGGGCCGATCATGGCGCCGAGCGCCGCGACGTTGCCCTGTAGCGCGTACTTGGAGCGGCCGAGCTGCTGCCCCATCGTTTCGGACCATGCCTCGACTTGCTCTTTGCCGGCCGGGCCGAACACCTCGCCGAGCACGTTGCCCGCCTCGATGGTGTTGCTTGCGAGCTCGACGACGTGCGCGATGCCGGCGACCACAGCGGCGCCGCCGAGGTACTGCATGAGGCCGGCGCCGAAGCCGCCGCCCTCTTTCGGTTTCTTGCCGAGCTCTGAGTTGAGCTTTTTCGACTCCGTCGCCATGGCCTGCGCGCCCTGCTTGAAATGGGCGCTTGCGGCCGTCGAGGCTTGGTCGAGGCCGACGAGGTCCTGCTTGACTGTCTTGAGCTCTTTGTCGGCCTTGTTGTATGCCGCCTCGTCGACTTGCAGGCCGAGCTTGGCGACGAGCTCGCGCAGCACGACAGCGCTCACCGTTGCACCTCGGCGAGCGCAGCTCGAGCCTTGCGGCGCTCGAGCTCGTCATACATGTCGAGCACAGCGTGCGCCGTGTAGAGGTCGTCGAGCGTCCAGTCGTGGCAGATAGTCATTAGGCTGTCGGTGTAGCGCTGGCTTGTGGCGATGCGGTGGATGTCCCAGTCGACGCCGTCGGGGATGTCGACGCTGACGCTATCAACGTCTTGAGTTTCCCGAGCAGGTCCCGACTGCCGCTGCTCGATGCGCCGAAAAAACTGGCGAAATTTGCCTCGAGCGCAAACCCCAACCACTGCATATAGGCGTCGTACCGGCCGGCGAAATGCTCGTCGAGGATCTTGTCGAGCTGCGGTTCGGTGTCGTGCGAGATGACAACGGCCGTGAAGTGAGCGAGCTGGTCGCTGATGTCGGCGAGGTCTTTTTCGGTGAGCTTGAGGGCGAGGTCGCGGATGGCGTCGGCCGAGCCGAGGGCGAGCGACTCGGTGAGGCCGCCCTTGGCGTTGAGCACGCCCTCGAGGAACGCCGCGAGGGCAGGGCCGAACGTCTTGACGAGCCGCACGAGCATGAGCCGCCCTTGCAGGGCGCCGAGCAGCGTGACCTTGTAGGTGTGTCCGCAGATCACGCGCTCTTTGACGGGTCTCGCCATGTGTTAGCGGCCTCCGAAGATGCTGCCGCGGCAGTCCGAGAGGTCGATTTTCCACTCGTAGACCTGCACGGTTTTGCCGAGCTTGATAGGCGGAGGGCCGACGATCCACGCTCGAGGGCTTACGATGATGAGCTTGCCTGCGTTGTCTTTGGCCTGGAAAACGCCGGCAGCGACGCCGCTGAGCGTCGCGATGTCGGTTGTCAGCAGACCGCTGAGGCGGGTGTTGACGTCGGCGGTCTGCGCATACTTGAGCGTGACGGTCGCGCTGAAGTTGTTAGTTCGAGTGCGGACGACTTCGCCGTCGGCGCCGACATATTTGGTGTACCAGTCTTCCGCCCAATCGAGCGAAAACACCTCGTCCTCGGCATAGCCGCCGCTGTCGAGCGGCACGTTGTCGAGGCTGATGCTCAGCTCGCGCACGTTCCATGTCTTGAATCCCATTTGTGTCAGCTCCTGTTAGGCCTAGTGTGAGGTGTGGGGGTGATGTCCTAGACCTGCACGACGCCGACGACGCGCACCTTGTGGATCGCACCGCTGAGGCGATACGTGTATTTCATGTCGGGCAGGATGCGGCCGGCCTTGAGGTTGGGGTCGATGGTCTCGATGGCGGGGGCGGTGGCTGCGAAGGGCTGCGAGCCGTCGATGAGGCCGAGGCTGATGCCGTCGAGGATGAGTCCGTGCATTTGCGAGCGCACGAGCTCGATGCCGTTGGTGGTGTATGGAACCACGTCGTTGTTGCGCAGCAGCTGAATGATCCGGTCCTCGAGCTGCACGTCGAACCAATCGATCGCAGCCATGACGTCGAGGTAGCGGCCGGACGCGGCGGTGCCGTCGCGCGTGAACCCTAGCCCCTTGATGTTGACGTAAAAGTTAGCGTGTTTCGCGTGCAGGTTCTGCCGCGCGTTCGAGTCGTAGGCCTGCATGGTGACGCCGGCGAGGCCCTTGTTGGCAAAGGTCGCGGGGCCCGGCAGCTTGGGCAGCATGGCGCCGCTCACAGCGGCGGCGAGGTACTCGGATTGGTTGGGGTGGTACCACAGCGCCGTGCGGCTGTAGGAGGCGGCAGCGAGCGTGCTCGCAATGTCCGTTGTGCCGGTCGCGGTGATGGCCGAGTCGGCCGAGTCGGCCATGTACAGCACGCGCTCGGCCTCTGCCCACTGCGCAGCGCTCGCGATGGCGGCGGCGCCGGGCGTCTGCATGACGAGCGCGTACCAGTCTCCGTCAGCCTGACGGATGGCCGTGAGGTCGGCGAGCGGCAGCGTAGCCGGCGCTGCGGTCTGGTCCTGCACTGTGATGTTCGGCGAGATGGCGGTGAACTGCTGCACGACGCTCGAGGTGTCGCTCGTGACGAGCAGCGAGTCGGTGCCGGCCGCGGTCGCGGTAACGTCGGTGACGGCGTTGATCGCAGTGATGAGCAGCAGCGAGACGTCGGCTTGGGTCTGCGGCGGCGAGCCAACCACGTCGACAGCGGTGCCGTTGATGGTGACCTTGTAGTGCGTGTTGGCCGAGCTCGGCGCGGCGGGCGTGAGCTTGACGACCTGCGTAAAGGTGCCGCTGAGCTTGCCGACCTTGACGGCCGGCGGCGCCGGGGTCTGACTCTTGATCTTGAGCACCTCGTTGTAGAGCGCGCTCGTGGTCGGCACGTTGAAAGGTGCCTTAGTCATGTCGCTCGCGTTGTCGAAGCTGCGCACGAGCTCGGGCCAGTAGTTGTGAACGGCCGCGACTAAGGGGATGCCGAAACCGAACGCGGTGACGGTGGCGTCGGCGACTACGACGGTATGCTCGATGACTTCTGTTTCGGTGCCCATGTTGGTCCTTACTTGTCGATCTGCCGCTCGGGCACTTGCACGACGGCGGGTGTGTAGACGGTGCCAGCTACGCGCACGTGTTCGATGGTCCCGATGGTCTCGGGCGTCATGGTGTCGGCGTCACACTCGCACAGGGTGTCGAACGAATAGAGCAGCCGCAGCTCGAGGCTCGCGCTGCTTTCCTTCCGAAAGTCGAACAGGCGCAGCAGGTCGATCGGCACACCGGGGCCGTCGAGGCCGATGCCGAGGTCGCTGAATAGCTGCATGGTGCTCGGCAAAAACAGGGCGTCTCGGATGCGCTCGATGTGGCGAAACGCTCGGCCCCATGGCGTGCCGTCGCGCGTCTGCACGAGGATCTGCAGCGTGACGGCGCGGTTTCCGACGATGCGGATAATGGCGTCCTGTCCGGGGCCTTGCGACACGAGGCGCACCTCGTCGTTGCCGAGGGCGATGTCGGAGATGCCGAGGCCGGTCGAGCCGTTGAGGTTGAGGCGAGCTCGAGGGTAGCCGACCATGCCCTCGGGCTCGCCGGTCCATACAACGTCGTCGACGTTGATCTTGGCCACCTTGGCGATCCACGTGCGCATGCCATCGGAGAAGGCGCCCCAGTCCATGCGGCTAGGTCTCCGTTCCGAGCTTGTAGGTGATGCTCGCTGTCAGCGTGCCGTGCTCGAACAGGGGCGTGGTGATGCCGCCCTTTTCTGCGATACGCGCAGCCGACAGCGGCGGGTCAATGTGCGCGAGGATCCGCTCTTTGATGATGCCGACCGTTACCTCGCCGACGAGCGCGAGCGCGTAGGCCTCCGTCGCCTCGCCGAGTAGGACGCGCTGACCCATGACGGCGAGCAGGTTGGCGATGTCGCGTTGATGCTCGTCGATGGCGTCGCGCAGGAACGAGCGCCGGGGCACGCCGAGGCCGTACTCGTGAATCGTGGCGAGCTCGACGTTGGTGAGGCCGTCGGCGCCGTGCTGCGCGCTTGCTTGTTCGCCCTGCACGCCGACCTTGACGTGCGGGTTATCGCTGAGGCTGTGCACGGCCTCGCCGAATGCGGTCCATCCCTTGTCTTTGTCGATGACGGTCACAGGACAAAGCCTAGGGGTGTGTAGCTGCGGTCGAGCTCGAGGCGGCGCCGCTCGTAGATGCTGCGTGCGCCGTCGGGTTCTTTGGACGGGTCGAGGCGAGCGAACTCGCCGGCCGGCGACGTGACGAGTAGCTCGGCGGTGAGGTACTTGACGCGCATGTCGCGGGCGACGTCGACGAGCTGCATGGTGCCGTCGGGCATGAAGGTCTCGACGGGGTTGCCGCCTCCGTACGTCGAAGCGGTGAGCGCCTCGGCGTCGCGCAGCTTGGCGGCGACGAGGTCGCGCTTGCAGCGCTCGAACTCGGGAAACTCGTCGTAGATTTGCGAGACGGTGACCATGCGGGTTTTAGGGTGCGGGCACGCAGATGTACGGGGGCGGCGGCGGCGGCGGCGTGTAGCTCGTGAGGGTGCCGGCGGGCACGTCTGCAGGGACGTAGATGACGAGCGTCCCGTCGGCGACGAATGGCGCGAAACAGCCGGTCACGGCGGCGGCTGCGGCCGGGATGTCGTCGGCTACGATCGGCACCTCGACGCCGATGTCGAGGCGGATGAGGTGCGTGGCTTGGATCCACAGGATTTGCGTTGAGTGGTTCGTGAGCGTTGGG